GTGCTCTGTTTAAATCAGATTGAGTTTGATATTCAGATCGCATAACCCCTTCACGACCCCCACCTAAATTTCCTGTCTTCGCTGCCATTTCTCCAACACCTAAAATTCCTTGAGCGGATTGCTTGTCAAAGTCAGCCATGGTTGCATCAATAATATCCTGTTGGTAAGGAGACATAAATTGTTGATAAGCACTCGGTCCTGAATAACCTGCGGCTGCCGTATCATAGGCTCCTGCTTGAGTAATGTAAGGTTGGTAGGCCCCAATACCTCCGGGTACTCGACCATAAGCAGTTTGTTGATATTGATCTTGTGGTGCAACCGTCGGTGCAAACTTCGACGTGTCCATTTCTGGAGCCGTGACTTGCCCTAAACGTTTTGCATAATCCTTTGTTACATCCGTTAAAAACGGTGCGGGTAATGTTTGTGTCTGTTGTACAGCCATTATGATCCTACTCTATTCTCCAATTGTTTCATTGTTTTATACATCTTATCTGCGCCTGCGTCTACATTTCCGTTGCCGGCTGCTCTTACAGCATCTGCTGTAAATACAAATTCGTTTTTACTTAATCGTGCTGGGACATCGTCTGCCTTTTCTACTTTACCAATAGGTACAAATCCCCCACCTCTTAAATCCATTTCCATTCCACCGAGACTCATTAAGCCTCCTTCAGCTGCACCATAAGGAGATATTTCTTCTTCTACTTCTACTTCGTAAGGAGCTCGTTGCATTCTTCTTCTAAATTCGTCAGGAGCTCGTTGCATTCTGTCTATCAAAGCTTGAGAAGGTCTCGCCCATCCCATCATTGCTGCTCTCATATCAGGCTTTGCACCACTTAAGGAAACAGGTTGTGCTTGCACTGACTTAGGAAGAGGATATACTTTGCTCATGTGGTCTGTGATAGTTTCATCTTCTTGTATATCTACGCCTGGAGCTGTAATATTTTCCTGAAAGTTTATAGACTCTTCCGGTGTGAGTCCTTGGCTTCTCGTTCCTCTTAGTGTTCTTTGTAATTCTTGGGGAGTTGCATTCGCTATAATCATCTCTGCCATTTTCATTGCTTGAGGTAGAGGAAGTCCCATTCTTACTAATCTTGAAATCAAGTCTTGTTTTTCTCTAGCTTCCCAGCCACCTTCAGCATACCCAATCCTTCCGCCTTGAGCAACGTCTTGTCCTGGAATTTCTTTTCTTCCCCTTTGTCCCGGTCGTCCCATTCGTCCCAATAAATCTCTACGTTCTTTTTCCTTGGCATATTCCATCAGTCTAAAAAGTCCTTCTGACTGTCTTCCTTTTGGAGTGGAATGTGGTTTTCCTTCAGGGCCAGTGCTGTGTCTTTCTTCAAACCATTCACTCATGTGGGGGCCACCCCACCATTTTTTGGGGTCGTCATATCTATGTTCCCAATAAGATTCTCCCTCACCATAAAAAGGATCCCCACCCTCATGAAGTCCAATCCTTCCGCCTTCAGCCGCTGTTCCAATGTATTTTGATCCCGGCATATCGCCTCGACTTAAATTATATTGTGTCATCACTTTTGCAATCTCTTCTTCACTGCCTGTAGCCACTGCGTTTTGAATATCTTGAATCATTTGCGAATAATCAAATCCAAATTCTGCTGCTTTATTTTTTAAACTGTCAATCTCTTCTGCACCGGTATCCCATTTACCTGCAGCTGACATTGCTAATGGTGCGACTGATGCCAGAGCTCCCCATCCTAATGGTGAGGGCTTCATAGAACCTCCACCTCCTGTTAATTTTAATTTTCCTAAAAGTCCTGATGTTTCTGGAGCCATTAATCTATTTCTTGTTCCTTCCATTGCATATTGAGCTGCTTTTCCAAATAAATTAGCTCCTACATTTTTGGGTAATAACCATTTACCCCTCATCCACGGTTGAGCTCCTCCTAAACCTCCAGCTAAATTTCCAAGGCCTGCCGTTGCTGCATACATTAGCGCAGCTTTACCTACTGGACTCTTAGCTATTTTCTTAAATGGTTTTGTAATTTTTTTAACAAGCTTTCCTAAAAAATAAGGTTGTCGGATTCCTGCAATTCCTCCACCTGCCATCGGTGCTGGCATCGTGGAACCTAAACCTTGTTGAGGTGCTTGTTCTTGAATGACTTCTGCTTCTTGAATTTGTTCAGGCGCTTCCATTTGTTGTTGCTGTTGAACCGCTTCTAAAACTTTTTTCCAGGCTCCACTACTAAAGAATTGTTCAAAACTACCGAAACGCATACGCACTTGATTAGGCAATTGATCCCATAAAGTACGAGCTATCTTTTGTTCTTGCTGAATATCTCCTTCGTATTTGATACTAGGAGCTCCTGCATCTAAAGTTTCAGTAAATGTTTCTTGTAATAAAGCCATAATAATCTCTGTGTAATTGTAATAAAGGCAGGAATTTCACCTGAACTTATACTCTTACTTGGTTTTAGCTAATAAATCAAGACTTGGAACTTGAATCTTAACGTCTACTTGAACGTCTTTGGGATCAATTCCGAGTCCTTTCCATTCCGCTTCGTCCTTATAAATCACCCCTGTTTTCTTGTTTTTTATAATTGTTTTCGATTTGACTTGAAGCACGGGGATTTCTTTTCCATCAATCGTGATTTTTTCTGAACTCATCAGTCCTCCTTCTCCTAGCATATGCATTATGTTGTTACCTCTCTTGGTTTAACTTCCATGATTGAGGCGATGACATGGAGTTCATTAGCATCCCCAGCCGTAACTTTAAGCACTTCGCTTTCTTGTACGACTAAAGGTTTATCTAATAATTCGGTTGTGGTATTGGCATCAATTGATTTAGTATTAAACACACTAAATACAGTGGAAGATGCATCCGTTAATGTAACGGTCAAGGTACATGCTGATCCAGCATCATTACACGCCAATAAACTTTTAACAATAGCAGCTGTTGCACTGGGTACGGTATATAAAGTGGTGATATCGGTTGTGGTTAAATCAACTTTTTTATTAATAAATGCATTAGCCATTATTCTAAAAAC